CACGCTCTTTCAGGAAGCGGTGCAAAAGGTTGGCGAATACAAGCCCGGCCTCGATCAAACCACCGCAGCGCAAACCCTCTTCGGCAAGGGCGTCGAAGACGTCATGAAGCTGCAGAAGCTCAACAATCAGGTAATCGAGGACGCCCGCAAGAAGAATGAAGAACTCGGTCTGACTGTAACCAAGGAAGGCGTCGAGTCTTCCAAGGCTTACAAGGCCGCGATGAACGACGTCGGCGACGTACTGCTCGCGGTCAAGAACGTGATCGGTCAGGCGGTGATGCCGATCTTCACCCAGCTCGGCAATCTCTTTTCGGAAGCCGGTCCGCAATTTGTGGCCATCTTCCGCGGAGCGCTCAGCGCTCTGACGCTAGTTTTCCGAGGTTTGCAGGCCACCGTCAAGACGGTGTCGGTGGTCATCTTCGAGATGATCAGCACCACCGTCGACCAGCTCGGCAACCTGTCCGAATTGCTTTCGAAGCTGCTTTCCGGTGACTTCCAAGGCGCATCGGACGCGTGGGACAAAATGAAAGGCCGCTACGCGCAGGGCATCCGTAATGTCGTCGCCGCCGGTAGGGATGCATTTTCTGAGGCGTCCGACGCGTGGGGCGGAGACATGGGGCGTATCTGGGGTAAGGGTACGGCCGTAGCGGCGCCGAAGGGCGGCGGAAAGACCATGGGCGAGTTTGGTAAGGGGAGCGAAAAGAAGGGCGGAAAGACCGAAGACCGCATGGGGCAGTGGGAGGCCGAGCTGGCCGAACAGAAGCTCGCCATCGCCGAGCGTGCTCGGGCCGAGGGCAGCTTCCGGCAGATGAGCAAAGCCGAAGAAATGGCTTACTGGCAGGACATCCTTTCCCGCGGCGGACTCACGCACAAAGAGCTACTCGCCATCCGCAAGAAGGTTGCAGAAGATGGTCTGGCGCTCGACAAGCAAGCCTTCGAGGCGCGCATGGAAGCTCTCAAGGCAGAGCGCGACGAGGCCGGCAAGAACTACGCCGAGCGTAGTGCCTTGGCAGCGCAGTCCTATGCCGAAACCGTCTCGAAGTATGGCGACCAAAGCAAGGAGGCGAAAAAGGCCTACGCCGAGGTGCTCGCCGAGCATCGGGCCTTCGTCGCACAGTCGCAGGCGCTTGAGGCCAGTGCAGCCGATGCCCGGCGTGAGCAGGCCGTCGCCGGCATCGAGCTCGAACGCATCGCCATGCAGGAGCGTGTCGGTCTGGGTGAGATGACCCGCGAGCAGTCCCTGCTGGCCGAACAACAATTCGAGCAGCGTCTTTATGAAATCAAGGCGCAGGCCTTGCAGGAGCGTCTGGCGCTGATCGATCCCGACAAAGACCCGGTCGCTCGCGACCAAGCCAATCGGCAAATCGAGCAGGCCGAATTGCAGCACAACCAGCGCATGGCGCAGCTGCGCAGTCAAACCAACATTGAGGCCGACAAGGTCTTCGGCGGCATGCTCAAGTCGATGGAAAGCGGGTGGGGCTCTCTGCTCGCCAAGATGGCGCAAGGGCAGATGACCCTCAGCGGGCTGATGCGTGGCCTATTCACAAACACCATGCAGGTGGTTACCCAGACCCTCGGGCAGCTTGTCGCCAAGTGGGCCGTGCAGCGGTTGGGTTTGGCAACCCTCGAAAAAATGCTGATGGGCGAGCAGGTTGCGGAGCAAGGGGCCGCATCCTCCGCCGTCGCCGGCACCAAGGCGACCGAAGCAACGGCCGTTGTCGGCGCAAATGCCGCCGAAGCAGCATCCGGCGCCGCCGCGTCAGTCTCGGCGATCCCCTTCGTGGGTTGGGCGATGGCGGCCGGCGTATTCGCTGCGACGCTGGCAATGGTCATGGGGGCGACAAGCGGCATCAAATCCGCGTCCGGTGGCTACGACATCCCGGCTGGGGTCAATCCCATGGTTCAAGCCCACGCCCGAGAAATGATCTTGCCGGCCAAGCATGCCGACGTGATTCGCGACCTGGCCGACAACGGTGGGCAGGCTGGCGCTGGCAACGGTGCGTTTGCGCCGGTTTTGAATGTGCAGACGTTTGCACCGCGGGACATGATCCGCGAGCTGTCGCGCGGCGGCACGGTCACCAAGGCGATGGCGGGCGCGTACCGCAATTTTTACAAAGGGTGAGGCATGGGCAATGCAGTCTTTCCGGCCTTGCCGGGCCTCGCCTGGGGCGTCCGTAAGGCACCGATCTGGCGCACCGAAGTGCAGGAGTCCGTCAGCGGGCAAGAATTGCGGTGGTCCTCGATGACCTACCCGCGATACCGCATCACATTGGCTTACGAGTTTTTGCGGGCCGGTGGCGGCTATGCCGAGCTGCAAACCTTGATTGGCTTCTTCAATGCCCGGCGTGGGTCGTGGGAATCGTTCCTATGGCTCGATCCGGACGACAACACCGTTGCCGATCAAGCCATTGGCACCGGAACCGGGGCACAGGCCACATTCGCCGTTTACCGCAGCCTCGGCGGGTTTGGCGAGCCCGTGCTGAGCTTTGTTTCTCCGCCGGTGGTCAAGGTCGCGGGTGTGACGAAGGCGGCGGGTGCGGACTATTCCATCGCCTCCGGCCTGCTCACGTTTGCCGTCGCGCCGGCAGCGGGCGCGACGATCACATGGTCCGGGCAGTTCTACAAGCGCGTTCGCTTCGAGCGCGACGAAACCGAGTTCGAGCAGTTTTTGCGGGATTTGTGGTCGGCAAAAACAGTGACGCTCAAGACGGTAAAGGGGGATTCGTGAAATCAGTCAATGCGGCGGTGGCCACGCTACTGCAATCCGTCAATGCGGTTTACATGGTCGAGCTTTACACCCTCAAATTGATTGGGGGCACCACGTATCGGTGGGCAGCGGCCGACGTCGCCATCATCTACGGTGCGACCACCTGGACGCCCGGCCCGATCATCGAGCGGAGCGCGGTCAAAACGAGTATCGGGATGGGCGTGCCCACGGTGGATGTCACGATCTATGCCACCGATGACATTACCGTCCTCGGCCTGCCGCTACTGCAAGCGGCCCGGCGGGGGGCACTGGATGGTGCCGAACTGAAAATAGAACGGGCCATCACGGACGATCCCGCTGCCGGCATCAAAGGCACGGTGCATGTTTTCGAAGGGCGTTTGAGCGATGCCGAAATCCTGAGCAAGTCGGCGCATTACACGGTCAAGGCGCACACGGAATTGTTGGATACGCAATTCCCCCTCAACGTGTATCAGCCGGGCTGTTTGTGGTCGCTCTATAGCGCGGGATGTGGGGTCACAAAGTCGGCCCACGCCCTGGCGGTGACGGCAAGTGCCGGCAGCACGCGCAGTTTGATCTTGTGCGGCGTGACCGGTGCCGGGGTGTATGACCTGGGCGAAATCATCGGCGTGGCGGGCGTCAATGCCGGGGTGCGTCGCACGGTCAAGGCGCACACCGCCGGGCAGCTTTTGCTGTCGTATCCGTTCGTCGACGCGCCGGCAGTGGGCGACACGTTCACGGTTTACAAGGGCTGCGACAAGACCCGTGCAACCTGCACGGCCCGCTTCGGGGGGCGCTTCAAGGGCTTTCCGCTGGTGCCCTCGCCGGAGACTGCGCTATGACCGAGCAAGCAGCGCGCGCTGCGATCATCGCCGAGGCGCGGGCATGGCTCCGCACGCCCTGGCATCACAACGCCAGCGTGCGCGGTGCCGGCGTCGATTGTGCCCAGCTCATCAAAGCCTGCTATGTGGGCGCGGGAGTCTTGCCGGATTTTGCCGTGCCGGACTATCCCGTCGACTTCATGCTGCACGTCGACGCCGAGCGCTTGTGCCAGACCATCGTGGACAACGGAGGTCGGCTCACGGACACGCCCAAGCCCGGCGACGTGGTCGTGTGGCAATTCGGCAAATCCTTTTCGCACGCGGGCCTCGTTGTCGATTGGCCGAGCCGCGTGATCCATGCGTTCCGGCCCTGGAAATGCGTTGTCGAGACGCCGGCCGATGCGGCCCAGCTTGCGGGCCGGGCGGTGCGCTTTTACACTTTTTGGGGATAGACCATGTCCTTTTTCGGGGCTCAACCGACGGCGTCCGCTGGCGTTAAAAAAGTCAGCACGCTGTCGGTGCAGACCAGCGCTTACGGCGTCACGATCCCACGTGCATGGGGCACAACCCGCATCGCCGGCAATCTGATCTGGTACGGCGATTTTGTTGCCCAAGAACTTGAAGGGCAGGGCGGCAAAGGCGGCGGGTCTTATGTCGCCGGCTACAGCTATAGCACCTCGCTGCAGGTCGCGCTGTGCGACAACGCCGTTACCGCAATTCCCACGAGTTGGGCCAGCAAGTACAAAGGACCGCTGCCCGAGTACGCAAGCTTTTCGACGGGCGGGCTCAGTCAGTCGCCTTGGGCGTACATGACGGCCAACCATCCGGCCGATGCGATGGGCTATCCGGGCGTTGTGTGGGTCGGCTATTCGAACGCGATCTTGGGCAGCACGCCCACGCTGCCGAATCTATCCTTCGAGGTCGTGACAGCCAGCGCTGGCATTGCCGGCACACCGGATGCCGGTCCGTGGCAGGTGGTCACCGACGTGCTTCAAGACGTGGGCTACCCCTACGCGCGTATCGGCGATCTCACAAGCTATACGACGTTCTGCATGGCCTATGGCTTGCTGTTGAGTCCGCTCATGGATCAGCAGCAGCGGGCCGGCGACCATGTCGGCGAAATTCTCGATATGACCTGTTCGGCCCCATTTTGGTCTGAGGGCGTGCTTAAAGTGGTGCCCTTCGGCGACACGGCAAAAACGGCCAACGGCTACACCTACACGCCCAATATCGCCCCTGTTTACGGCCTGACGGACGACGATTTTTTGCCCGTCGACGGCGAAACCATGCCGATCAGGATCAGTCGCAAGGCGCCGGCCGATCAAAAAAACACCCTGCGCATCGAGTTCAAGGACCGGGAGCAGGATTACGCCTCAAGCCCGGTCGAGGCGCAGGACGACGCCCACATCGCGCAGTATGGCCGGCGTCCCGGTAGCACGAAGAACTATGACGCAATCAAAACGGCCGGCGTCGCTACCACGGTCGCGTGGCTCCAGCTCCAGCGCGGGCTCTATGTGCTCAACACCTATGAGTTCCGCCTGGGCTGGCGTTACTGCCGGCTTGAGCCGATGGATATCGTCACCCTCACGCATGCCGGCCTCGGGATGTCAGCCGTGCCGGTGCGCATCCTCGATGTCGAAGACGCCCCCGGCGGGGTTATGACGATCACCGCCGAGGATTTTGCCCAAGGCGCGGGGTTGGCGCCGACCGTGTCGCCCCCGCCCAAAACCGGCTACAGCATCAACACCAATGTCTCGCCGGGCAATGTCGTCACGCCCGTGGTGTTTGAGCCGCCGATCCTGCTCGCCGGCCAGCCGGAGATTTGGCTGGCCGCATCCGGGGGCGCGAACTACGGCGGCTGTGTTGTGTGGGTGTCGACGGACGGGGCCACGTATCAGCGCGTCGGCACGATGACCGGCAAAGCCCGTTACGGCACCGCCTCGTTGGCTCTCGGTGCAGACCCGGACAGCACCAACACCCTGGCCGTCGATCTGACAATATCCGGTGGCACGCTCGCAGGCGGTACAGCCGATGACCGCGATCTGTATCACACGCTGTGCGTCATCGGTGCCGAGCTGGTGAGCTTTAGGGATGCCACGCTCACGGCGCCCAACAAATACAACCTGGGCAGCCTGCGCCGAGGTGCTTACGGCTCGCCGATCACCGCCCACGCTGCTGGCAGTGCATTTGTGCGGCTTGACGATCAGGTTTTCCGATATCCGTATGATCCGGCGATGGTCGGCAAAACGATCTATATCAAGCTCCAGGCCTACAACATTTACGGGGCGGCGTATCAGGATTTGGCAACCCTCACGCCGATCACGCGGGTGATTTCGGGCTATCCGCCGCCGGCTGTCGCTGGCTACGCCGGCAGCGTCGCCAGCGATGGCACGCGCGTGCATACCTGGGCCGCGTCGGCCAACGTGCCGGCCGGCACAGTGTGCGAAATCCGCTACAGCGCGAGCAGCGGCACGGCCTGGGCCGGCATGGCGTTGCTCGGGCAAGCGCCCTACGGTGCCGGCCGGCTTGAGGTGCAGACGCCGGCCGCTGGCACATGGACGTTCGAGGCGCGTCTGCGCGATAGCTTCGGGGTGGTTAGTGCGACAGGGTCGCGGGCGACGGTAGCAATGGGGGCGGTTGGGCCGATTTGGGGGCAGAACATTCAGGGGCAGCCGTCCGATAGTGCGATCCTAAACTCGCAGGCGATCATCAGACCTAATCTACAGCGCGGGATGCGCGCCTGGACCCACTACGGCACGAACTGGACGTATACGGACAGCCCTAATACAGCCGACAAATCCACGCTGGTAATTCCTGCCGATCAGGTTTGGGTGTCATCCAACGGCCCGGCCATGAGTCTTGCCGCCGGCACTTACACGATCAGCTTTCGAGCATTTTGCTCTGTCGCCAGAGAGCTGCACGTTGATCTCTGGCCCGACACGCTGCCCGAAAGCAGCGTTGTGCTAACGCCCGGATGGAATCTGTACTCATTTGTCTGGACGAGTTCGCACCCTGACCTTGCAAACTGCTTCATGCGTTTTTTTGCCGGCCCGAGCGGCAGTCAAATCGAGATCGGCGACGTTAAGCTCGAGGTAGGAAATCAGCGCTCTGCCTGGAGCCAGCATCCACTCGACAATACCGACACCAGCGCACGCGCGGCCGCAGCTGCGGCGGCCACAACAGCGCAATGGACGGGCGTAACCGGAGCCGGAAAGCCTGCGGACAATGCCACCGTGGGCGCAACGTTTGGCGTCGATATCAACGGGCAGATCACCGGGGCCAACGCCGCAACCTATATCGCAAACAAAGCGCTCGGCACGCCCCAGCTCGGGAGCAATTCGGCGACCGGCGTGTATTCGGTTCTTGACCGCTTTTCGTCTGCTTTTACAAGCCTGTCGTCTTCGTCCTTATTTACGACAACGGACGTTATCGACATTGAGGCGCTCGCCGATCCTGCGGTCGTCGAAGTCAGCTATTCCGGCATTTTCGGCTGTGCCGATGCGGCGGCCTCCCTTGAGATAAACATCAAGTATTACCAAAACACCGCGGCCACCGGATGGTCGTGGGTACAGCTTTTCCCGTCGCCCATGCTCCTGGCTTCGCAAGAGGCCACGCCGTGGCCGGGGGGTGGGATGCGCGAAATCCCGTTCTCGTATACCGGTTCGCTGGTAATGCCAGCGGGGGCGCATCCGAGCATCC